TATGACGCTTGACACCCTTCTTAATAGCATCCCTTACTCTATCACCTAATCCAGACTTCTTCTTGGGTGCTTCCTTCTTAGCAACAGGTTTACTTCCAGTTGCCTTTGGTTTTTTAACACCACGTTTTTCTGTATGCTTGGAAATTCTTTCCTTATGTGCATCTAATCCTGGAGCACCTTTACCTTTATATTGTGCTTTAGTTCTTGCGTCTGACTTAGTACTTGGAGCAACCTTCTTGCTTGCAGCCTTCCTCTTAGTAGCAGGTTTTGGTGTTGCCTTTTTAACAGCAGCAACAGGTTTTGCCTTTGCTTTTGGTTTAGGTGCTTCCTTCTTTGGTTCTGGTTTTGCCTTTGCCTTTGGTGTTTCTTTCTTTGGAGAACCTACAACTTTAGTAAGTTGAGATGGTTTCTTTAACCTAGGTTTCTTCTTGGGTGTTTCCTTATACTCACCAGTCTTTTTCTCTTTTCTCTTTGCTTCTGCTGCTGAATCTTTTGCTATCTGTTTCTTGATAGTACCTTTGGTACGCACATTCATCTTGCGAGCAGATCTTTCCTCAACGACAGGACCATCACTTTCCTTGTCTCGTTTAGATTCGCAAATTTTACAGTCACAATCTTGTCCATGATTCTTGGACTTGTCACCTTCTTTTAAATCATCCTTTGTAGGATTGAGTTTAATTTTTGATTTCTTTTCAGAAAGTTGTACGAAACTAAGCATCACTCCTCCGAATTATCTAGATCAAATATATTACCAAGTTCTTCTTCAGAAAATAAACCTGAAGTTTTCAGTGCTTCAAACTCTTCCTTCTTTACCTTCTTAACCTTACCACCTTTAGCTAATGATTGCATTGGTGCAGAATCACAATCCTCTTCTACTTCTTCTACCTCTTCGTTCTTAAGATGATCTGCCTTCTTATAGATTGGCTCACCTGTCTTTACATTCTTTTTATCTCTATTCTGCCACGCAGGAGTATTACCTTTCTTATCTGCTTTAGTTAAAAGCATTGCTTCCTTTACTTCTACTTCTTCCTTTTGGTTTTTCTTTTTCTCTTCCTTTTCCCTCTTGGAAATCTTACCATCAGTGTCCGATTTCTCGTACCACTTACCATCACCATCGTCGTCTTGCCAACGGTCTTTTTTCTTACCTTCTTCTACAACCTTTGCATAAGCATCAGTCATATCAGGTAATTCATTCTTAGTGTTGAGCATCTATCTTAATCCTATAGGGGTGACGGTCTTATCCTTTTTATTTATCTTTCTAATGAACTCACCTGGAGTTAACTTTCTCATATAATCATCTAATTTTTTAGTTCCCATCTCACCTGCAGGTGTAAAATCAAATCCTTTAATATCATTAACCTCTACAAGATCCTTTAACCAAGTACGAAATATATACTCATGCTCATCAATAGAGATGACATAATTGCTACCACGACTAACAATTTTAGAAACGATCCCTGTGTTGAGGTTCTCGACATAACTTCCTACAGAATACAATCCTTGATCAAAATATGCTTCACGCAAACCTTTCGGATCTAATCTAGGTGCAATTTCCCATAACTGATAGGAAACTTCATTAAAATCTTCCGACACTTCTACTGACATAGACTGTTGTACAGCACCATATAATTCTTCACATCCTTTCTTACCTAATCCTTTAGGACATCCTTTTACAAAAGTATCATAGTCATCATCTGCTGCTGCTTTACGTAGTTTAGATGCAGACATACCTTCTACACTATCAGAATCTGGATCTCTATCACCAGCAGATGTTACATTGATGTTCTCAAAATTATATGCCTTACCATTATACTTGGTTGCTAATGAATTAAACTCACTAACTCTATCACCTCCTACTACAATATTAACAGAACTAAATCCTTCACCATCCAATGCACCTAGAACATCAAAGATCGTACGCATATCATCATTATTTTGAATAGCATTAGCATGATCGGGATATGCTTGCTTCATAAATTTAATTTTAGTTCCAGCTTCTAATGGATTTTTCTTTGGATCCTGTGTCCTAGAAGGATAAATTCTATATTCCCCTTTAGATTGACGTGATACCTTGTCTATAAGTTTTTCATGCCCAATAGTAGGTGGATTAAATCTTCCGAAAGTAATAGATATCTCACCTTGATCGACCTTATTCTCGCTTGCTCCTTCTTCTGGGGGTGCATCACCTGATTGCTGTTGTAATTCTTGTGGAGAAAGTTTAATTAACTTTCCTGCCTTACTCATATGAGTTACGTTGCCTCTTACGTCGGCAAATTTACCATAACCTACATGAGTTAACTTCAATCTCTCTGCTTCTTGAGCAGCCATAGATCGTTTTGCCTCGTTTAGGAAAGAACTAAACTTTTTCATTCGTCCAATTTTTATTAAGATTAAAGTTTGCTTTGCTAAAAGTAAGTCTGTCTACGATTTTGTATGGATTATCTGAAAGAGTCACGTAACCTTCATGATCAGAAGGTTCACCATCGATGTAACATCCAACATTTCCATTAACAACAATCGCATCGAGTAGACGCTGTTTCAGTTGTGATATTGAATGCCATGCTTTAAAAGTATGCACATTCACTTCTCCCTTATATTTAGCATCTAACTGTGAGTATAATTCTTCAGAATGCGGAACATCACCAGATCTAATGTACGTATTAATATATTTTGCTAATTCTACACGGGATGAAGGTACTTTGGCTCGTACAATACTAGGTAAAACTCGTAAAAGTTCTGTCCAATTTAATGGTGGAATTACTTCTGCATTATTAGTGTCTACCATATAGCACTCATCTGATGAAGGAAGTTTTACTCCCATCTTTGCTTCAGCATCAGGAGAAAGTTCTGTGTAAGAAGTATGAGGTGCAATAATTATCTTACTGTATATTGGTTCATCAAATCTATACTCAATAGTATTAGGTCTATAAATTTGACCACCTCCTACACCAATCCAATCTGCCTGATAGATACCATTCGCTCTAGGAAGATGACGATAACATAAGCGGAGAATATCTGCTACTGGTCCTTTATGATTCTTATCAATATCTGCTGGACATCTATTAATCTTTGGTCTTCTCTTATTAAATACAGACTTTGTACCAACAAAGAATGATCCATTGGTCATACCAAATACAATAGCAGGAGCACCGTCCCACTTTACAGATAGTTTCTTTGTACTAATCAGTTCTTTTACAGCACGTAAAGCAACCCTACGACCATCTAGGATAGTATCTTCTGGATGTTCTAGGTGCTTGTTTGGCATAGGATCTCTGTCTATACCTGTATTATAGCAGGAAACACCATTGAAATAAGCATCCATGTGCCAGTTCTTTAGGTGGTTTCTCCGTCTTTAATCATCTTCTTAAATTGAGGAGTAAGTCCAGCAAAAAATTGTGGCAAAGCAGTGAATGATCCTTTATATCTTAACTCTATATTTAAAACAGGACACTTACCTTTATACAAAATAAAATAAACTTTTGCAGCCTTTCTACTAAAAGTATTTGCTTCATCTAATACCATTTTTGCTTCACACTTTGCCAATTTAGACATGGCAATCATCACACTATGGATATTAATAACATTTGCAGGAGCAACAGTTTGTTCTAAAGCAGTATTAACAGTACCTACACCTTCCACCAAATAAAATCCAAATTCATTCTTCTCCCAAGTCTCTAATTGATCAAGCAATGATGTCTTTAATACTCTTGCTAGTAATACATTCGCAAGAGTGTTCTTAACATCAGGTTCATTCATTATATCAAGAAACCCCTTAAATAGAGGATTCACTTTAGAATTTTTACTTTGAAGTCTTTTGTTTACCCATATTCTGAAATCATCTTGGGGTTTAAGTCCCCCCTTCTTAACTATAGGATCATTATCAGAACTTATATGTCCTTGACCTTTAAGATTAATCAATGGAACAACTTCATGCTTTCCATTTTTTAAAATCTTTTTAGTCTTAATTCTCATGTCCCATAGTTCTTGAGCATCAGAACGTTTTCCAGGATCTAATTTTTCTACTGCTTTATTACCTTGTACTTCACCCAGTCCACAAAGAGGCCCCTTCCTATCACATACAGCCTC